CACAAACCTGAGACCCCGAGCCTGCACAAACTTTTAAGATTAAAACTCTGCAAGAGCCCAGCAAACAGCGGCCAAATCCCCCAGCTTTCATGATCCCCCAAAAGCCTGTACATCTGTAACAGCCCTCCTAATAATAAATATATAATCTAATCTCTCTCTCTCTCTCTCGTGCATTTGTACGCGTTCGTATTCACTTTAATATAACTCCTTATCTTTAACTCACACGTTACAGCGCACACTGCCTTTTTCGGGGCATTTGTAACGCGTTACAGAATATCGGATACTACCTCTAGCAAAGTTTTAACCTTAAAACTTCGGCCCCCAACGCTGCGCCCGCCCGCAGCCTGCCACTCACGCGCCCTCGCTCTCGCATGCGGACTCCCGCGCCCCCGCTCTCGTGCTCCCTCTCCCACACGGTCGCACTACTATCACGCGCCCCGCGCGGCGGCGGGGCAGAAAAGTCCAGACGAAAAAAAGCCCGCCGAAGCGGGCTCAGAGGTGGCGGTCTGGAAAGTGTGCTTTATCCCATAATCTTCTATGCCAATGGCGATCTTCAGCTAGTGCAATCCAAAATGATGTTTCGTATGCGGGGGGGAAACGGTATTGTTTAAAGATTTCTTTGACCCGTGCGCGATGTGGGTTAGTTTTTGCAGTCCCACGAAGTGCCACACCCAATGGGACAGTGGCGCGGATTTCGTCTAACAAGGCTTGGATTTCCTTGTCTTGCTGGGCATACACTGGGTCGAATTTTGTGGTGTAGGATTTCATGGGACGTTCCTTTAAGGTTAATGAGGACAACCCCTACGGGTTGTCCATTGTGGTTTACTTCTTGACCAAAACTGTCTCTTGGAAATTGTCGAGGCGGTCGAGGCACATATCCAAAAGATCGGCGGCGAAGTCAGACAAACCTAACAAACGGGCCTGAGCCAGTGCTTTGGTTAAGGTTTTGTCCAAATCGGTGCGGCTGGTGCTTTGCACTGTGCCGGTAGGTGGGGACTTGTCGCCGCCCGTGGGTTTGTTGCCTTCAGTTTTCTTGTTGGCGAGATCGGGCGCCCATGACACGCCATCCATGAACGCGATCCAAAAGCACGTTTGGTACGTGGCGGCCGTGGCTTTCGTTAAGTGACCGGCTTCGACAATGGCATCAAATACGCCTTTAACCTGAGCACGGGCCGGGTTAGTGGCCGCGTTCCCTTTCAAGAACACATCTTTTGGTTTGTCGCACGCAACAAACATGGCATCAAGCATGGTATTAATAGCCTTCGAGCGCTCACCCTGAATGGTGGCGAGCATTTTGGTCAGTTTGGAGTCAGTCGCCACGAAGGTCTTGATGACGGATTGAGCGATGGATGGGGCGATAACGGGGTCGAATGTGTGAGTGTTTTTCACGGTGTTTACCTTTGGGTTGTATCGAATCGGGATTGATTCGATGACTGAATTATGCGCTTATCCATAGGTAAAGTCAACCCCTTACCTATACTTTGAAGGTTAAAATTTCCAGCCCCCTCGACCCCACCGCACCCGGCCCCCCACTTGTACTGATGGGACTCCGCCCGTCCGCTTACGCTGAGCGCAACATCCGCGACCACCTCTAAAAATCCAATCTATATATAACTAACCCCCACCCCCCTTATATACAGGAACACCCCCGTCAAAAAATAAAACCCCATCCTCAAAAATTACAATACAATCCGCCCATCATCAGGAGCGCTTTTTCCTCCATGTCTTACCAGACCACCATCGATTTCAACATCCCGATTGCGGATTTCTCACCCACGTTCGAGTCCCTTGAGGCCCGGGTGGCTGCAGCCATGGCTGCGATCGTGGACACTGACAGCCTGCCAGACCCTGCAGACGTCACCGAAGAAGACAAAGACACGGCCCGGGCCATCTTTTCTGGCCACCAGCTGGCCTCCGACCAAGACCTTTCCTCCCCACCGGTGGTTGTGTACCTGCAATCGCTCCTGAACGAGTACGACAAGGTCGTGATCAAGTCGGCCGCGCAGCTGCGCACCTTCGTCACCAACAAGCTCATCGCGGAAACGGCCAATGCCGACCCCCGCATCCGCCTGAAATCACTCGAACTGCTGGGCAAAGTGTCCGACGTGGGGCTGTTCACGGACAAAACCGAGATCACGATGCGCCACAAACCCACCGAAGAGCTCGAGCAGCTGCTGCGCGAGCGCCTGACCCGGGTCATCGAGGCCGAAGCGACGCCAACTGTGCGCCCACCCATTGCCGACATCTCCGTTGACGACGTGGAAACCCACTAAAAATGCAGCTCACCCCCGAAATCGTCGAAAAACTGGTGAAAAACATGCCTCACGAGGAGGCTGCCGAGCTTTTGGCCATGTTTGACGAGCTCGAGGACCGGAAATTGGTGCAGGCGGCGCAAAATGACTTCTTGGCGTTCATCGCTGCGGTCGATAAGGCCTACAAATTCGGTGCCCACCTCAAAAGGCTGGGCCACCTCCTCATGGATGTGGAGGAGAACATCAAAAACCGCATTGCCGTGAGCATGGCACCGCGTATGGGCAAGTCCCAGATGATCTCCATCTACTACCCCGCTTGGTATCTCGGCCGGCACCCGGATCACAAGGTCATCGTGGCGTCTCACACCTCCGATCTGGCGGTGGTGATGGCGCGAAAGGTGCGAAACCTGATCCACTCGCCTGCCTACGCCCGGATTTTCCCGGACACCAAGATCGCATCAGATGCCAAAGCCGCGGCCCAGTGGAACACCACTGCCGGCGGTGAGTATTTTGCGATCGGTGTTGGCGGCGCGTTGGCCGGCCGAGGTGCCCACCTGATCATTGCCGACGATCCGCTGTCGGAGCAGGACATCAAGGCGGGCAACACCAACTCACTGGACACCGTGTATGAGTGGTTCAGCGCCGGTCTGCGCACTCGCTTGATGCCGGACGGGAAAATCTGCGTGCTGCACACGCGCTGGCACCAGCGGGACCTGATCGGCCGGCTGCTCAAAGACAGCGCCATGAACGAGGGCGGCGACAAGTACGAGGCGTTCGAATTCCCTGCCATCCTGAACGAGGGCACCGAGAACGAGAAATCGATCTGGCCAGAGCAGTGGACGCTTGAATCGCTCCAACAAACACGGGCGTCCATGCACCACATCATGTGGCAGTGGTATGCCCAGTACCAGCAGAACCCAACGGCTGCCGAAGCTGCCATCATCAAGCGCGACTGGATCAAGTGGTGGAAAAAAGACGCGCCACCGCCATGCGACTTCATCGTGCAGGCGTTCGATACGGCGCTCACCACCAAGGAGCGATCGGACTTTTCGGTGTGCCACACGTGGGGAGTCTGGTACAGCGAGGAGGACGGCACCATGAACGCCATCCTGCTGAACAAGGTCAAGGGCAAGTACGAGTTCCCCGAGCTCAAGACCATGGCCCACGAGCAGTACACCGAGTGGCAGCCCGACAGCGTGATCGTGGAGGCCAAGGCCAGCGGCCAGCCGCTGATCGATGAGATGCGCCGATCGGGCATCTTCGTGCAGGACTTCAGCCCGGGCAAAGGCCAAGACAAGATCGCACGCCTGAACGCGGTGGCGGACATGTACGCCTCGGGGCATGTGTGGTTCCCAGAAACCAGCTGGGCCTCCCAGACGGTCGAAGAGATTTTGGCGTTCCCTGCCGGTGAGCACGACGACGAGGTGGACGCCATGACGCTGGCGCTGCAGCGCATCCGCAAAGGTGGCCTGTTGCAGCTTCGCACGGACCACGAGGATAATGACGTCTTCCACCGGGCCCGCCGGGCAGCGTACTACTGAAGGATTTTCCCATGGCATCGAACAGCATCACTCCATCCCTGTCCCAAGCGCCGCGCGGGCTGGACGCCCTTGAGGGGGTTACCCCCGATGACACCCCAGCCATCGAGATCGAAATCGAAGACCCCGAAGCGGTCAAGGTTGGCATCGACGGCATGGAGATCGACATGCTGGAGGTTGATGCCAAGGAGGGCTTCAGCGACAACTTGGCCGAGTACATGGACGAAGGCGAGCTGTCCACGCTGGCCGGTGAGCTGCTTGAGCTGGTAGACGCCGACATCACGTCCCGCCGGGACTGGGTGGACATGTACGTGCGCGGCCTCGAGGTGCTGGGCATGAAGTACGAAGAGCGTACGGAGCCATGGGAAGGTGCCTGCGGCGTCTACTCCACGGTGCTGACCGAAGCGGCCATCCGCTTCCAGAGCGAGACGATCATCGAGACGTTCCCCGCGGCCGGCCCAGTCAAGACCGAAATCATCGGTGCGATCGACAAGCTCAAGGAAGAAGCGGCCGAGCGCGTGCGCGAAGACATGAACTACAAGCTGACCGAGGAGATGCCCGAGTATCGCCCCGAGCACGAGCGCATGCTGTACAACTTGGGCTTGGCCGGTGCCGCGTTCAAGAAGGTCTACAAAGACCCAGCCCTCGGCCGTCAGACCGCAGTGTTCATCGGCGCTGAAGACCTGATCATCCCCTACGGCGCGTCCAGCGCCCGCACAGCCGAGCGCGTCACCCACACGATGCGCAAGACCAAGAACGACATCCGCAAACTGCAGGTGGCCGGGTTCTACCGCGACATCGAGTTGGGTGACCCAGTCACGTTTCACACCGACATCGAGAAGAAAAAGGCCGAAGACCAAGGGTATACCCTGACGGACGACGACCGCTACCAGATTCTGGAAATCTGCGTGGACTGGGACATGCCCGGCTACGAGGACGAGGACGGCATCGCCCGCCCATACGTGGTCACCATCGACCGCTCCACACAGAAGGTGCTGGCCGTCTACCGCAACTGGGACGAGGACGACGAGCTCAAACTCAAGAACCAGCACTTCGTGCAGTACACCTACGTGCCCGGGTTCGGTGTGTATGGCCTTGGCCTGATCCACATCATCGGTGGCTACGCCCGCGCGGGCACCTCGATCATCCGCCAGCTGGTGGACGCCGGCACGCTGAGCAACCTGCCCGGCGGCTTGAAGGCCCGGGGCCTGCGCATCAAAGGCGACGACACCCCGATCGCCCCCGGTGAGTTCCGTGACGTGGACATTGCCAGCGGTTCGGTGCGCGACAACATCATGCCGCTGCCGTACAAGGAGCCAAGCCAAGTCCTGATGGCGCTGCTGAACCAGATCACCGACGAAGCCCGTCGTCTGGGCTCGGTGGCGGACATGAACATCAGCGACATGAGCGCCAACGCGCCGGTCGGCACCACACTGGCACTGCTGGAGCGCCAGCTCAAGACCATGTCGGCCGTGCAGGCGCGGGTCCACTACAGCATGAAGGAGGAGTTCAAGCTCCTCAAGCGCATCATCCGGGACAACACCCCCGGCACCTACGAATACGTGCCCACTGGCGGCAACCCCAAGGCGAAGAAGGCCGACTACGACATGGTGGAAGTGATTCCCGTGTCGGACCCCAACAGCTCGACCATGGCC